ATGTATTTTAAAAAGCCTACACGCTTCATTCCCTTCCAGTAGACTGTACTTACTTCAATCAATCTACTTCTATATTGTTCTTGCCCATACATAGAATACCCCTGACTCATATGAGAATCTCTTGAAAATTCATTTGGGTTTTCTAATTTATCAATCTCTTTGTCTGTTAGATATTCTCTATAAGTATCTAAAATTGTAGAAGCATGTGCAAATTTTCTAACCACTGCCCAGTCTGCATCTTCTACAAAATCTAAGTCAGGATCTTTGTCATAGTCTACATCAATTGGATTTAGTATTTCAAAAAATGGCTCATCATGTCTTACTCCTCTATGTGTATAACATTCTCCTGATACCATAAAATGAAACCAAGCCTTTTGCATCTTATCATAAATCTCTTGCTCTTGCATAATATAGTTCATAGCATTTTGTCCTATAATAGCTCTATTGTCTACATAAGATGCGTCAAACATTTTAGCAATGTGTTCAGGAGTTTCTATTTCTTGACTAGCTTGTCCAGTATCAACTCCTTGAGCGTTCAACATATTTATAAGTTGCTGCTGCATAGCTTGTCCTACTGCTGCTTTCTTAGCCTCTTCTTTACGTGATATGGTGTCCGCGTTTTTAACTACAACATTATAATTAAGAGGTCTTTTAGATTTCTCACCCAGAAGTAGATCTATGATGGGCTTAATAATAGGATAGTTACGTATCTTAGATGGAAAGTTTGCACGAGATTTTCCATAAGGTTTTGTTACGTACTGATAATCTTCTTCCTCTACATGACCATTGTAATAGTCATATAATGTTTGCAATTTACTTCTGCGGTTACCATATCCGCTAATGTTTGATAAATTTATATAAGCATCTACACAGGATTTTCTCCACGTATCATTTTTCTTAGATATAGATTGCTTCTGTTTTGGTATTTCTGTATTTCCTCCGTAACTCATGTGTCTTAAAATAATTGTCTATTAAAGAAAGCATCCGTAGATCTATCTTCGTATATGTTTTTTACTTCTGCATTATACAATTCTCGTGAATGATACATTGCTATCATAAGGGACATAACTCGGTCAAAGTTGCCTTTATGATTAAATTTAATTAGTTCTTGTAACAGTGCTGGGTCATAGATCTTATGCAAATTTAACAATTCTTTCCCATTATCTTCTACCCCCCTAGCAGAATTTAACCAATCTCTTATATATATCTCACCTTGCTGCTTCCTAGCTTGCGTCATATGCATCCCATAGCTACGTTTAACCTTCCTAGACTGCAGTTGTTTTTTATCTAACATCTCGAATTCAGGTTGAAGTTTGTGCAACTTTCTATGTCTTTTTGCATAAGCTATAACTTCTCCCCTATCATTCTCAAACCCTATCTTAGCATTATAATAATCAGCTAACATAAATAGATTACGATTAAATTCATCTTGGGTTTCAGGTCTTCCCACATAACTAGCAACAATAATATCATCAGGCTGAGATACATTATTTACTCTTTTAATTACATATGCAGATCCTAATGATGTAGAATCTGCTGATCTATTTTGTCCATAAGGGTCATGCCCAATTATATATAAATTGTGAGGAGTTAATCCATCCTTAGCTTTGTATGGAGCTTCCCACATTGTAACACAGCCTTCATTATTATCAGTCTTGTTATGAGGAAACTTAAATATAGGTTTTAAAGTATAATCAGGTGTAAATTGTATTTTCTCTCCTTTACCATAATGAAGTCTACCTGGAATAGCTCTTGAAGTTAAGTTATTAGCTTTTACATTATTATACTGAGCCTGTAAAGAAGATACGTCAAATAGATTAGCTGTAATTTGTAAAGTAGCTTCTGCTGGATTCATAGGGTGTTCAGCTATATATTGATCAAATGTTTTTGTATCAGCTGCTAACTTTTTCTTATCCCTCTGCTCCATCTCATACACCTTTGCAGAAGAGTCATCTGAGTTACCATCTTTATCTATAAACCCTTCTAAATTCTGATATATAGGTACAAAATAACCACAGTAACTTCCTTGAGCTCCTTCATCCCATACATTCTCAAATGATAAACAGTCGTATGCATCTGGACTATAGAATAGCTCTTCTAGTGCATGAAAGTCAGAGCCTGTAGCACCACCTGTACCAAAGGCTATCATTGTTCCTAATGTTTTACTACCTTGACGCATTGTAGGCATTGCAACTTCCCAAGCTTTTAAAAGGCCAGGGAATGACCCGGCCTCCTCAAAGAATACCAGGTCACCCGCCTTACCACGAACCTTGTCGGGATCATCTTTTAGTGACACGCCTATAATCTGTGATTTCATCCCAAGTTCAACTAAGGCACCATTTATATTTTTCTTATATCCAGATTGTTTATTCATTTCTCTATCTCTAAGCCTAGGCTGTGTCCATGCAGTGTTATCATCTACAAACGACATAATATCCCAAGCCTTAGATAGTAAACCATCCCCAATTAAGTATTCTTTTTGACTAGCAAATACATATCCTCTACTTCCTCTTTGAAAATAATAGTTACGTATAAGCATAGATGATGCCTTGTAAGAAAATCCTTTACGTCTAGCTTTTAATACCGCTAAATGTTTGTCTTCTCTTCGGGCTGTATCTACTGCATTAAAGTATTCGTAGTCTCCATCATAGAAGGATGGGAAACTATTTTCTCTCCTATTTAATATACTGCCATCAGGTTGTAATTCTTCTACAGCTCTTTCCATTCTACAATAGTTTAAATAGAAATAGTGAAAGCCCGTGATTTTTATACCACCGGCTGTATATCCGTATACACATCTTTCCTTCTCAGAGTCCCAATAATCATAATAACCTTTAGTACCAGGTAATGCATTTGTGTAATACCCGTATTCTAAAAAATGATTAGCTGAAGGACTAAGTAAATGTGAATCTACAAATTTCTTATTCTTACTAATTCCTGACATTTTTCATACTCTTCTAATTCTGTAAAATGTTCAATAAGTAGATCTAATGTTCCGTCATCTCTTCCATCGTTTGATATAGGATCAAATGGTAAATAAAAATGTGAAACATCGCCCTTCTCTATATCTTCATATACAGTATCCATTGTTATCTCTTTAGTTATAAACAAATAAGCATTTTCCATTGCAGCATGATAGTCTTCTATGTCTTTTAAAAAATCCATACTTCAAATTTACGAACTATATTTGTTAACTACAACTCCGCCTCTGTTAGAATTTGCTTCTTGCTCTTGTTTTTTAACTAAATCTTCTAAATCTCCTAAGCCATTTACTACTTTACCCATATTAGCCAAGTTAGCTACTAAATCTTTTGCATGAAAGATAGGCTTACCATTATCATCCATCATTGTAAGATCTATAGTCTCAAAATACTTTTGTAACTTTCTTACAGACTCTCTAGCCGCTTTAAGTAATCGTATTGCTGAAGTCTCTGTTAATTGCTTATACTTAAAGCAAGCTGCTTGTATAATAGAATCTTCAGACCATTTACTGTCCAATCCAAATACATTTACTTTTACTTCACTCTTTCTTTCTGGTTCTCCGTATATAGCAAATGGAGATCTGTGGTCACACATAAAATAAACATAAGCTAGTTCTTTTGTAGAGGTATTGTTGCCTTTACTTTTATCTCTATCAACTATAGCTTTAAACTCTAACACAGTTAAAGTATAAGCACTAGGTATTGCTACGTTATTATCTATTGTTAGAAGATTCATTTTTAAGTTTTGTTATATATTCACGTCTATTTTTATTTGAAGAAAACTTTCCAAAGTAAGGAATTCGTATAGATTTAAAATTACCATCTTGCATAATTTGTGAAACAAATTTAAATTGATGCATAACTATATCCTCTACTGTTTTTAATGGTAAATTATATTTCGTTGCTATCTTTTGTATTATCTCCTTCTGTGTTTTTTTCACTAGTCTTTATATTTAATTTTTTACCTGCTTCTCCAACAATCTGTTGTTTCCATCTTGGCGGATCATCTGGACATTTAGTAGTCTTCCACTTAGCTTTAAACTCCACTAAACATCCGCATTTACCACATCTGTTTAATTTTTCTAAAAAATGCTCACATTTAAAACAAGTATCTAATCTATCTTGATAATCTTGCTCACTTACATTAGGCATCCCTTCTTTCACAAAAGACGCGAGCTCCTTGCTGAAGCTCTTCATCATTTGAAATGCAGTAGGTAATTTCTTCTCTTCCATCGTTAATTGTTATTTCTATACAGACTCCTTGAGCATCTTGTACAATATCAAAATCATACCCGTACTCATTGATCCATAGACTTATTACTAGTTTCTCTTCCTCTGTTTTTGATAAATATCTCAACATGTCTTGCTCTTTCGTTTAATAATGGGTGTAATGTATAATTATTATTATCAAATAACAAAGCCTTCTTATCTTTTAAACGTTTTATATAGTTATTTAACGTATTATAATCAGGTATACCCATATTTCTAGCTGCAGCTCTTTTATTCTCTGCATCTGCTAAATTTCCTGTTTGAGTTACAAGCTCTGTATCTATAAGATTAGATAAGACTTCTAATTCTTTTTTTGTTAAATCAAATATCCCATTCCAAATACTAATATGTTTAAGTGTTGTTTCAGCGTTAATTGTTATCTTCATTGTCTACAGTTACTATAATTATATATTCATATTCTCCTATTAGTACTTCTACATCCCAAGTACAATTTGTATTTTTTTCTTTCCACATATCTAATTTATCTTCCATTTCCCATAGTAGAGTAAACAGTTCGTCAAAACTATGGGTCAAGAATTTAGTTCTAATCAAACTTACCAAGTAGATTATGCTCGCTTACTAAAACGCAAGGAACCTCATTAATGGTCATTTTCATAGCATCTGCCATAGGATTGATCATTACTTCGTCTCCTACATTAGCCATAATACATGTTGGACCAGCAGCTAATACTTTTAAAATATTAGTAGCCATCTTTTTTGCAGTATCATCATCTAGTATGATACCTGATTCTGTTTTTCTAGTTGTTGGGTCTGGTAGTACTAACCAGTTACCAAAAGGTGAGAAATTTAATTGTTTTTCTTTAGTCATTATATCTATACATTAAGTTTAATGCAAAGTTATAATAAATTTATTTATAGTTCCAAGAAAAAATTAATAAAGTTTTGGTATAGATTTATACCCTCCATGCATTGCACGTTTTTTGCCTGATGCAGTAGTTGACCAATTTACTCTTTTTGGTCCTGTCTTTTTACTTGCCTCTGATTTAGATATGCTGCTAGCAACTTTAGCTGGTCTACATGCTGGGTATCCTCTACGTTTATCCTTCTTACCAGATCTTCCGCAGGGTTTACCTGTCTTTACATCTACCCAGTTTTCCCCAAACCATTTACCTAGTCCTCCTTTTGCCATGGTTAGTCTATACTAGATGGTCCTTTTTCCATAGAGAATCCGCCTTTCTCAGCTTTCTTTACTCTATTATCAGCTCCTCCCCAGGTACCGCCCTTAGACTTGTACCACTTAGATGCCCACGCATTAGCGTAAGCAGAAGGATATACTTTAAATTTCTTCTTAGCTGCAGCTTTTGCTCGTGACCACAGGCTAGGATTTTTTGGTTTTGATTTTCCCATTGTTGTTTATATATGTACAGTCTAGATACAGGTTCCCCCTATGGATTACAATTTCAGTCAGGACTTTAAACTTAGCAGTGCTTTCTTCTGTTGAGAAGACCAAGGGATAATAATCACGGTGTTAATTCACCACACTTACCTAATATGTATTCTATCCCAACTAAGTTCTATACCTTTCCTTTGCGAAGCTATTGGAGAAAACTCTATTCCCTATTTGGGAACTACAATCCAACGTCTGACCCTCTACTTACCTTTCGGCCCTCAAGGGTGATACACGGTAAAGTGTGCTTCTAATTTTGCAAAGTTACAAAATTTTTTTTAACTACCACAATTCTCACAGTCTGGATTGTCCACACTGCAAGCTACTGGCTGTTCTTCTTCTTCTAATACTTGTACCCAAGCATCAAATCCGTTTTTTGGTTTTTGTTCTAATGTGTCAACACTTTTAGATTTACAGTTACATTGTCTAAGGTTTTTTCCGCATGAACAGTTCTCTTTAGAATTTTCTGTTTCGTGTCTGAATGGTGTGTCGTTGAACATAAGTTTTTAATATAAGACTGCAAAGATAAAATAAAATTTTTACTACGGCAAAATAAAATTTCTAAAAAATTTGTGAGAGCGCAGACCTCCTCAAATGTAGCGCCTATCGGCTTTGCACGCAACGGGCTACCCCCCATTGTGGCAATTTAACCTATTAAATTTATATATATTATGGCAAACGTACAAGAGTTTAAAACAGCAAAAAGTTTCAAGACAGCTTGGGACAAATCTACAGCTCAACCTGCAGTACAGGCAGGCTCTAAGTTAGAGGTAGGTGAACATTCGGTAGTATTCAAAGGCTTTAGACTGATTGAATATGAAAGAGATAACCAAACAAGAAAAATTGCTTTAGTTGTTTTCACGTCTAACAAGATTGAGGACACTGGTATAATTTCAGATGCAGATGCAATGAAAATTAAACCAACAACAAAGCTAACTTGTGTAACTACTTCTCACAAAGAAAGTGGAACTAATCGTAATAAAGTGGTACTTAAATAGTACCATTTTTTTAAGATACTGTAGCGTATTATGCGAGTGTGAGTGTGAGTCTCACCTCGTATACTACTCTTTTTATGCCATTTAACGTATTATGCGAATATATATAATAACATAGTATAACATTAAGCAAACACTAACCACTAATACTCAATCATCTACCAATGTAGATGTGTAGTAGATAGAGACGCGTATATTAATCCTAACGGGATAGTCTCTATTTACTATTAAAACATAGCCTCACTTGTAAGACGGAAGGGAATACCTGATGACTAAATGTCAACGCATAGTCTGGGCTTGTTAATATAATAACAAGGTTTTTGATGTGAAATT